GAGGGGTCGTAAGCTACCGACTCCAATCCACACACGCAGGGCAAGGCCCTCAGAGGCCGCCGCCAATACGGCTTCCCCATTACCATCACTGGTTGGCTCTACTGCCTCCTCAGGAACTAACCTCCCCACGTGCTACTAAGAGGACCGACAGACACGGATAAGTGACTTCATTAAACGAATTAACTTACCTTCTTTAGATCGAAACCTCATTTCTTTGGCTCGATCCTCGAAAGGAAGAAACTCCTTTAACGCCGCCAACTCATCACTTACTGCCCACCAGTCCTGCATGAAAGACACAATGTCCTCCATGCATTCATGGTTCCCCTTCACCATCTCCTTAGCGACTGGATCTAGGTCGGTTACCGGCTTAACTCTTCGCGCTAAATCATCCAAGGAGTCCAAGATCGCCACATATAACTTACGGTATATGACAGCCCACCAATAGACATCGAACCCATCGAGGGTCAATGCCTGTGACTGGACCGCATAGACCGAGGATCGACACCGTTCGATCTTTTCAGCTATAGGGGTGGTCACCTTATCCCGAATACATTGGTATACGGCATAAGGATCGCGGGCACTCGGGTCGAGGGATAATGTATCCAGAAACTCGATCCAAGTACCCACCGACCAGGGAGAATTCCCTGGAGACTTTAGCACCAACAGCAACCCTAAGATCCGACCACCAAGGCGTGGGAGCGGACTGGTTATCCGCCCTTGAGCCCGATAGCCGAAACCTGCGGCACGCAATACACTCGAGAGCTTAGGCTCCCAAACACCCCCTAGTTTCCGAACTAGTTCGACTAAAATAGGGAGATGAAACTTCCCTAAAGCGAATTCTAGTAAGGACACCGGAGAGGCGTCCTTCCCCTTGAGGAAGAACCGTTTGGCGAATTCACAACTACCCCGCCCTTTTAGGGTCTTAGCAATTGAAATCCGGACCCCTAAACCCCTGAGAATATCCCTATACCGTTGAGCAACTTCGCGGTTTGCTATCACCACGTCGTCCCCTAGGATCGCATAAGCCGAAAACCACCCAGTCTTCCCTACCTCTCTCGCGGCACACTGGACAATCATATGATGAACCAGAGCCAACATCGCCCAAGAACTATAGGCCCCCATGGGTTGCCCGACCGCGTAACGGACGATTCCGCTACGCTCCAGCCCGGGTTGAACATCAATATGCTTAAACCGGTCTGATGAGAGATCGTAATAGAAATCACGATCCCTCAGCAGAGACCCCCACAAGTCACCCATAGAACCAGGGAGAAGTTGGTTCAGTAGAGCCACTTGCACCTCCCATGGCACTCTATCCGTGGCCGCTTTCAAATCAAAAGAATAACAAACCTCGTGAGGGAAATTCTCCATCAGAGCTCTTACAGGAGCTAACTGATTGAAGGTTCCATCCTGAGGTATCCTTTTTAAAATTGAAAACAGCCACTTATGGAGCGGACGCAGAGTAATCTGCGTCCAATAGTCTACTATAGCGAACACTCGAACCTTACCCGGTTCTTCCTTCACTCCAAGCTTTCCTAATCGGCCCCCCTCACCGGTAAGGTGTTTTTCTCTCCTTGAGGGAGATGAAGCCCACAATAAATAAATATCGTCGGCCTCAGAGGCAAGCCTCGTCATTACACTCTTAACGGAAAGGGAGTCTACCATCGTCAACCATGATACCAGTACCCCCCAGAGTGGGTTATTAACCCACACAAGGGCGTCGTACCAGCACATACCTAACGACGTACAATTATTCCGAGAATTCGGGCCGGAGGTCCGGACCGAGAAATATTCCACCTTCAAAGTTTCTTTTACACCAGCTTCTGACAAGGGAAAAACATCCCAAGCCATTAACTGACGTACGAAAAACTCAGAATACCTCGACACCCGTCTCACGACGCGGGGTTGCCCCTCAAACGGCGCAATAATGGTGTCGACACTAAACACCCCCTTAAAATCCAACACCCTGTACAACCCAAACAGGGATAACCAGGCTCTCACAATTAAGCGATCCCCTGACCGGATTCTACGGCGATGCATAACGGGAATACACCGCGGCAAACCAGATTTAGTTCGACTAATCGCTGGCCCGAGGAGTGTTACGTCCTTATGCTTCTTACCGGCTGTAACCGACATCAGCAAAATGCTGTAAGCCTTCAAACGCAAACACAATCCCCGGACTCCCTGAGTCTTCATAATCCACCCACAATGCCACGCGAAACGATAAAGTATCTTCACCCACGACGACAAGGAAGCCCCACCCACCAAACCAATAAAACTCAAGAGTTTTAAGGCTAGTGGGCGACCAGCTTTTACACTGTTCTGCCAACTAAGTCGAACAGCTGGACTTAATTCCGAAAAATAAGTCAAGTTGTTCATTTTTCAATTATTATATAATAGCTTAGCACTTCAGTTTCCCCGAGTGGGGACTGCAGGCACCTTATCCAAGGACGGGGCGACCGCTGCGGTTGCCTGATCCTACACTTCTCCCCTCCAGATCCCCGGGATCTCTCTTCTACCACACTCATCCAGCCCGACACTGTCTTCCCGAAGGAACGTTGTGACCAGACGGCAGGCAGTAGTCCGAAAATCCCTATCCACAGAACGATTTCCATGTTTTGTCCCTTAACTTAAAGGACTCTTCCTTAAAGGAGGAGTGCCGACCAGGTACCGCATTCACCACCGGCGAGAGGCTGTTTTCAACCTTTCGGTATCTATCCCTCAAAAGGGACTGTTATGTGGGAAACACCCACATCCAGCATGACCGATGCGTGAAGGATACGTTACCTGAGGCACAGGACCATGCCTGTCCTCCCAAATGGACCAGACTCAACGTCCGATACTACATCTGAGTAGAACAAGCAGATCCCGCAGAGCGGGATTTTGCTCTCAGGGAGTTTTGCTCCCTG